GACCTGTTCTACCCATACCAAAACCTTCTAAGGCTTTAGGCATTTGTTTCTCTGCCGCAAACATTAATTCTTTTGTGAACTCCCAATCTTCTAACATAATCTTACGTGTGCTTCTACGTGAAGCAGACACAGCGATAGCAATCTTAATGAAGTGTGATACTCTACGTTGTACATATTCTGATAGGTGATTGTCAGTAGGCTCTGGCGGTATGCCTGCCTTGATATCTTCGTCAACAATTTTAAATGCATCCTTATCAAAAGTCATAGGCCCATACATCTTGGCTATGTCAGCTAGATCATCACGTAAATTATCCACAGTATTATCACTAACTCTTTCTTGTATTAGTGACTGTGGTATACGATCACCATCATAATAGATAGGCAGTATACGAGATAACAATCCTTGCGATCGTGCATCTTCTGGTAAATTATCTACGAACTGTTCTGGTGTAGCACAGGCTAGCCAATTAAGGCATGGCCCTTTGATTAAATATTCACCAGATGTTTTAGTCTTGTGACTGTACTCAGCTTTAGAGTCCCACATATCTGTCATAAACATTTGTAAATATCTTTCGTGCCTGCCCATAAAGGTACCAAACTCTGACGTTATTAAAGTAACTGATGAGTCATAGAACTCTTCCATGATAGGAGAAGATAGACGTAGATCTAGTCTAGTAATCCTAGTCATGTCTACCGCTAATTTCTCTGGTGTAATTCTATCTTGTACTGAATACAAAGGATAGTTACGTAAGCCATACTGATCTAGTCCAGAGTTAAAGTTCTGATCATCTTCAGTAGTACCTACTGGTGTAGTTAACTTACTAAATACTTTTGTGAATGGTAAGATTAAACTTACTGATTTGTTTCGCCCAGGAGGGGCAATTAATACTACAAATAAATTAGCACGGATATCATAGTTAGCCATTGGGTACCATACCCGTCTGCCTAACGCACCTGCTACTGCACTAAGAGCACTCCATTGTGCGAATGGTTTGGGTATCGGACTACCCTTGATAGCATCTGCTGATGCCTGTACAAAGTCTGCATAGTTTCTACTCATGTGGTTTCCATTTCTTCATGTTCTTCCAATCGAGACCTGTCTCACAATCAGAAGGGATTATCATTTGTCTGCCTTTAATTTCTAAAGGATTCTCCATACGTGCTAGTATCTTAGGAATTATCTCAGCCTCTTTGCCAATAGGAAACTGTCCTAAGATTGCATCATGTACTTGTCCTAGTATCTGTAAGCCATCGTCCTTCATCTCATCCCACACTCGATACAAACCCATGTTAAGTAAGTCACCAATAGTAGACTGAGGTACGTAAGCAATAGCTTTCCGCAAGGTAGTCGCTTCATCTAGTCTGCCCCAGAATTGTCTGCGTCTACCCAGTGGAGTTGTAAGCGTGCCTTCTAATTGCAACTGCTTTGCAGTCTCATCATGCCACTTACGTATGCCTGGAAATGCTCCTTGTATTCGGACTAAGGAAGATGGTCCAGTCCCTATAATCGTGCCCCCATCAATTAGTTCATGGAATCCACCTTCCTTATCTTGTTTATGCCATCTCTCCAGTGATGACAATGCAATCACTCCACCGTAGTAAAGTAATTGAAACCTCGTTGCGTGTGATAGCTTGATCTTTAGATGCCGACCTAAAGATGTAGCTGACAGACCATAGTTAGTACCATGTCCTGCACGTTTACACATATCTCGGTAACTGAAGTGTCCTATGTAAGGACGATCAGCTAGCTCTCGATTCTGTGCAAGGTCAGAAGACCAACCCATATTAGGCCATACCATTTTAACTACTTGGGTATGTAAGTCCTCGCCTTCACACGCATTTATGTATCCCTGATCTCCAGCAATGTAAGCTGTTACTCTAGACTCTGCTTGTTCCAAGTCAGCGTAGAAGAGAACATTACCTTCATCGGGTACAAATATTTCCCGCATATCTTTTGTGATATTCTGTAGGTTAGTACCTGTGCCCCAAGGGCTTTCAGAACTTGACCATCTGCCAGTCTCAGTACCTGCTACCTTGAATGAAGTACGTAGTCTACCATCAGAATCTCTCTCACAATTGAGTATGTTTAATTGTTTATCTATATCTCGCAAAGTTATAATAGAATTGCAGAATGGCCGTGCTCGTGGATACTCTCTGCGTAAATGTTCTAGTGCTTCTTTGTCAGTCGATACCTTTTGTTTACCTTTAGTATATGCAATCACTGGTGGTAAGTTCAGCCATTCATATAAGAAACTCTTTAACTGTAGTGGACTGTTATGATTAAGATCTTTATCCCATACAGCATTAGCAAATAGATTTAACATGCGTTCAACCTTGACTCTGTTCTTGATAAGGGGGGCACGGAGTAATCCTGCCTTCATCTCATCAACCTTTAGTCCACGCAACATCATACTAAGTGCTGGCTTGAGACTATCCAATTCAAACTTGTAAGTATGTTTAGTAGTCTCGTCTAATTCTTTTGATAGCTTTGACCATATCTCACTGGTGAGTGAGCAGTCTAGTCCGCAATATACCCAAAGAGTTTGTTCCTTACTTAACTCTTGAGCCGCTATCTCCGTGTTCTTTATTACTTTCATCATCCCTCTCCTGTGTGATTTCGATAAGTTTGTTAATAAACCATTTAGCTTTTTCTAAATCTTGTATTGGTTTTTCTTTGTGCTCATATCTCCATAGATATTTCATAGCACTACCTTGTAAATAATATTTAAACCCTTCACCTTGACAGGCTTTGATGGCATCAATACAACCTATGCCCCCTTTATTATAATGAGCTGGGTAGTTTACTGGATCTTCTTTCTCTAAGTCTTGTACTTTTTTAAAGAACTCAGTCATTTGTTTTACGCTTGTCATTTGATACCCCCATTATATAAAAAAATTCTTCCTTAGATTTCTTGGTATCTAACATGGCAAAGTCGCATATCAAATCAAAGTCCTCATCATTATTAAACAACCAATCGATTGCATCTTCTCTAAACTTTATGTACTCTTTATCTCTACCAGTGTAGGCTATGTCTTGCATAGCTTGATCCAATACTGAACGCCATAGTACTATCTCATTCTCGATAGGGATATACTCTTCCTCTATCGGCTTGGCCGCAAAGTATTGGGGACGTTTCATAAAGTTTTATTCCTCTTTGGTACTCTTAGAAAAACTTGTAAGGTTCTTCCATGCCCCCTCATTAGTATAGATAGAACCTAAGAAACCTAATCCCTTTTCCATCTCTGGTTGGATAGCATGTTGTGCATGCATGGTGTCGTGTATAGTTCCTGCTACTTCTATTCCGTACTTATGGTTAAGCCAAGACACATCATACGTTTGATTCTGTGCTACCTTGACTATTGTTTTATCTTCTAGTAATTCTTTTATCGCTGACCATACAGCCAGTTCAGTAGTGTAGTTGTAAAATGTTTGAGACTTTTGAGTGGTGTCTCTAAAAGGTACGACCATTGAACGCTCTGGTGATGGTGCGAATCCGATGCAAGTGATCTCTCCACTCGCTGTCTCGATGTCGAATGACAACGGATTGTCTTCACTGTTTTCTTCTTTACACTCTTTAAAGAACTGTAATACTTCTGGGTAAGTGGGTTCAATGTATATCTCTCTCTCTGTATTTATAATATCTTTAGTAGTAGATTCTTGTGCTGCTTTCTTTAGATCACTAACTACTGTAGGTCTAAAGGAATAGTTCTTGAGAACTGCGAACGGACTATAGGTTGGCATAACTTTGAATGGTCTATTCAATCTGCCTGTGTTGGTATAGGTAAGTGCCCCTCGATATGAGCCGACCTTATCTATGTTAGTTACTGACCAGAAAGATAGAGCACCCATAGTAATTATAATGTTAGGGTTAAAGTCATTGATCTCTTTGTATAATCTTTCAAGGTCTTGTTCGTAGTCTTGTTTTAGAAATCCGTATTGGGAAGGAGAATAGTTTGACTTCCATTCCCCTTCTTTCTTAAGAGCTTTGTACTCGTTCCGCTTGTGAAAGAAGAACTGAGCATTCTCTTGTGCTGGTTTTAATTGGAATGCATGAGTGATCATAACAGTCTGTGCATCTATACCTGCGAGTGTGCACATGGGATTCAACACTTGTTGTATGCCTCCTGTATTTATTTTGTTAAGTCTAGATTCGGTAGTCGTAGGATATTCTAAAACTATGCAAATAGAATTCCCAGAATCTGGAACCTGCGACTCAACCCGCTTATGTACTGCGTAATCACTCATGCTATCACAACCTATCTATTAATAATCTTTTTAATAGATGCTTGTAATATGTCCTTGTTCTTACCAACCATCTCGTGCTTTACAACACCCGAGAAAGACTGACCAATTGCTTGCTCAAGCAACTCACCAAAAGATTGATCCTCTGCCATATCTAAAGCGTCAGTTAAGAAACTCTTCAAAGACATAGCTGGATTCTTTTGCTTCATCGCATTAGGCGTAGCCCAATACTCCAGTCTAGTTGGTTCTGCGTTTGCTATATCAGCCTCATCCAAATCTGATTGGATAACTCCTGTAGCTTTCACATTTATCTTCACTAACGGAGTTTGGTTCTCACCTACTCTGTCTGAACGATAGCTAGTAATTACAAAATCGTAACTACCCTCTGGTAAAGTAACCGTTTGTGGTACTTCATTTGGTGACATATTTAAAAAGTCACTCACGTCTGATCCTGTCATGGTATATACCTCCTATTTTGACATTGGTTTTGACAACTTCTTCTTCGCATTCCCTTGAATTGCATCAAACAATTTCGCAAGATCAAGCTCTGTGTTAGGTTCTAATATGTCTAACGCAGGAACTTTGAGATCCATTCGATGATCTGATACAGTTCGAAGCGAACGTTCTGTGCCTTTGCTTGAACTCTTAGTGTCCACTCTACAAACACAGTTAAAGTATCGGCCCAATTTTGTAGATAGCTTTGAGCCCACACTAGTTGGATATGATTTACTCACACCCAAATCCCCTTCCATGTACTGCATGTGTGTTGTCACCACCACATTACACGGAACTTCTGAACCAGTTATATATTGTATGAGGTGTTGCACATCACGTGCCGCTGTTCCCCACTCTGGTTGAGATGGTTGTTCTGTTGGTTTCTTATTATTAAATACTAACGCACTACGTAATGCTGACTCACCCATAAGAGTAAGACTATCAATCACGAGTACATCATCTTTAGTCCAAGTCTTTACTGAACCAAAGTCTTCGTCTCCATCTTTCCAATTAGCAATTAAGTTTGCCCCCTTACGGAAAGCTTCTGCCTTGCCTATTGAATCTTTAAGAGTTACGTATGATACACGATTGACTCCCTCTGGAGTTAGTAGGTCTGTCAATATAGATAGACCATCATCGTAATCAAGTAT